AATCTCCGACCCTTACAGTCCCTGTCAGTGATGGCTGACGATTCGTTCCACGCGACCTCTTATGGGAGGCTGCACCCCAAGCGTTCAGCGCAGGACTAATCTGGACTGGATGACGACCGAACACCGCAAGGCTCCTCGCCGCACGATCGAGAGCATCGAACGCAAGGGCATCCACGGCTCCGTCAAGTACCACCATTTATTGGAATGCGGTCACACAGAGATCCGCACCCGAGCCTCACGGGCACCCAAGTTGGGCTGTGCGTGGTGCTTCCGCACGGCGGAGAAAGAGCGTGATGTCGGGGCTGTCACGCTCAGTCCTGTGATGACCCTTGACTACGACCAGAGACTTGGTCATAATGAAGTGCAAGTCGCCCGTCTCCGTGGATCACTCGCGTCGGCACTGGGCGTCCCCATTGAAGCAGTCGACCTAGTAGTGACGGAGAGAGGAGCAGACCTGACCGTGGAGTCAGCAGTCGTGTTCTTTTCCCCCGGAGACATTGATCGTCTGGCTCGTGGCTGATCTTCCAAAGTTTCTGAACGAAGACGGCGCTGCGCCACCAAAGGGTGGTGCTTGCAATGGCAAGCCAACCGAGTGGTGGTTTCCAGAGTTCCATCGAACGATAACGCTCAAGCAGAAACATGAGATCTTCAAGATCGCAGCACAAGCGACGATGATCTGTAGAGAATGTTCCGTTTCGGCAGAATGCCTAGAGTATTCGTTGCCACATGAACCATTCGGCATCTGGGGTGGACTTGACGAACAGCAGCGGTTGACGCTTCGCCGCAGCAAGGGAATCAGGCCGGCTTATCGCACCCATGCGGGTCTGCGCCCTACAAGAACCAAGCGGATGCCGTATGTACAAACACACGGATAACCTGCTCGCTCGCCTAGACGGCGTAGTCACATCAGCCAACGGCTGGGAGGCACGGTGTCCATGCCGGCAGGACGACAGGAACCCATCGCTATCTGTCCATGAGAACGAGGACGGGCAGGTACTTCTCCATTGCCACCGCAATGGGGGCTGCAGCACCAATGACATTCTCGACGCTGTCGGTCTCGGGATCACAGACCTCTTCGACAAGGACCCGCAGAGGGCAGCCGGCCGCGAGTACCCGAAGATTGAGCAGAAGAAACTCAAGTTTGTCGCTGCCTACGACTATCAAGATGCTGACGGTGCTCTGCTGTTCCAAAAAGTCCGCTTTTCGGAGCCTGACGGTAAAAAAACTTTCCGGCAGAGGAAGCCCGACGGGAAGGGTGGGTGGAATTACAAACTTGGCAACACGCCGAAGGTTTTATACAACCTCCCGAGGGTGCTCAAACAGAAGGAAGACGGGCTACCCGTATGGGTGGTGGAGGGCGAGAAGGACTGCGACACGCTCAACCGGCTAGGTGCCTGTGCGACAACCATGCCAGGTGGAGCCGGCAAGTGGCTGGACTTGCACACCCGTGCGCTCGCCGGAGCGACAGTCGACATCATTGTCGATAACGATGAGCCAGGGAAGAGGCACGCTGCAGACGTTGGGATCAAACTCCGTGAGGCTGGCTGTGACGTAGCCGTATGGATCTGTCCCGAAGAGAAGGACATTACCGACCACATCGCAGCGGGTGGCACGACCGAGCAACTGGTGTCGTTCACCCCCGAGAACTACGGGGACACTCCGCTGCCAGAAGTCGAAGAAATCGAAGAGGCACCGTTCTCACCCGTGGACGACACGCTGTCTCAACTGCGTGGACTGCTGGACGACACCACACGATCGCCTGCGAGCATCATGCACAAGGCAGCGTTGCTGTTGGGCACAGCAGAGGACACGCCCGATGCGAACCAAGGCCGGCTGGTGATGTGGGACGACTTCGTTGCTGAGGACGACGACGACTCCTACGACTGGCTTATCCCGGGGCTGCTCGAACGACGTGAGCGCATCATCGTGGTTGCGGCTGAAGGGGTCGGGAAAACGATGCTTCTCCGACAGGTTGCGATCCTTCCGGCGATGGGCGTTCAGCCGTTCTCCTTTCAACCCATGCCACCCATACGCACTCTCAGCGTTGATCTTGAGAACCCTGAGCGGATTATCCGACGGACTTCACGCAACATCATCGGTGCGGCCAAGTCGATGGGACATGAGCCGAATCTGGACGCTCATCTCTACATGAAGCCCGACGGCTTCGACCTGATGAAGATGCCCGACAGGTTGCTGCTGGAGAACAAGATCGAAGAGGTCAAACCTGACCTGCTTCTATTGGGGCCTCTCTACAAGGCGTTCATAGATCCCGGCGGTCGGACAAGCGAAGCGATCGCTACCGAAGTTGCCAAATACCTAGACACCCTCCGTGCCATCTACGGCGTGGCTCTATGGCTGGAGCATCACGCCCCACTGGGCACAGGAACGAATCGTGACCTGCGCCCATTCGGTTCTGCTGTGTGGTCCCGGTGGCCCGAGTTCGGCATCTCTCTTACACCCGATCCGACGAATGTGGGAGAATATGTATATCGTGTAGCCCATTTCCGTGGTGCCCGTGACGAAAGACATTGGCCGGCTACCATGAAACGTGGGATCAAGTTCCCCTTCGAAGTGATTGATTGGATGATGCACTGATGGCAGAGGAAACTAAAGCCACAATCACCCGTGAGTTCTTAGCCGAACGTGATGTCCGTATCTTCAAGATGAAGCAGGCTGGCGTAGCCAGTCAGGAGATTGCCCGTAGGTTTGGCGTCAGCGTTGCCACAGTGGGCCGATCCGTGAACCGGCAACTCGAGAAGTTGAACTCTGAGGCACTTCTGGCGTATCCCGAGGTGCTTCGTATGGAGTTGGAGCGTTTGGACGCTCTGCAAGCGGCCATCTGGCCGATGACCCAACATCGGCGCGTCACGTTGGATGACGGAACGGAGGTTTCCGTAGAGCCGGATATGAAGGCGATTCAGCAGGTCCTTTCCGTAATGGATCGGCGTAGTAAGTTGCTCGGCATGGAAGTACAGCAGAAGCAGGTGGATGTACGCGTGGGCCTAGATGGGGTTACGGATTCGATACGTCTGGCTATGGCCGGTGATCAAGCGCTGCCTAGTGCTACTGCCCATTCACCCGAGGAGGAAGCCAAGCAACTGCTGGCCCTCATGGTGAAGTCAGGCGTTGTCTCACCGACAGAGGTAGAGGGTGCGCTAGGAAGGATTGCGTCTCAGGACCTACTGGAAGCAGAGGTCGTTGAGGCAGAGATCGTGGAAGATGAGGTAGAAGATGGCGACTGAACCGATTGACATTGCTCGTGGTGATCCGGTGGAAGCGGGTGACGATTCGATCAAGGTCTCCATGTCAGTACCCCTGCCCCCTATGCCCTTTGCTACAGGACCACCTGCAGCAGCGCCGAAGAACAAACTGCATCCTGATGCCGGCAACTGGAATGAGCCTGATGAGGTACCTGGTCTACCCGTGGGGCCTTCAATCGATGAGCCTTTGATCTCAGAGGCTGAGGTGGGGGATCCCGCCTATCAGGACAACATCGAGGCTGCGATGAATCATGTGGCCGAGGACATGGACCTCACGGTGTCCACCAAGGTGAGCGACGACGATGGGCCGGCTGACAAGCAGATCCTTATACGGGCCACTGAGAGCGACAAGGAACGGTGGAAGCGTGCGGCTGAGGTGGCTGAGGTCTCCCTGTCTGCCCTCATCAGAGACACCATGAACATCAAGGTCACCGATATCCTTGACTGCTCACATCCCATGGAGTTTCGACAGAAGTATCCGTGGGCTGAGTTCTGCACCAAGTGTGACATTCGCCTGAATGGATAGGGGTCGATATGAAGGGGTTCGCCATCGGTGCTGTGGCAGTAGCCCTCGCCGGATCAGGTGTAGCCATGGGGTACAGGGATGTTAGTTAGCCTTGAGACATGGGAGTACGAGCATGCCTCGAATGTAGGGGCACGCCGATACACGGCCAACTGGGCTAAGGACGATGCCCCTTGGTACGACCCTGAACGTATGGAGGACGACCGCACTGCTCAGGTGGCAGCAGCCGTATGCGAACTGGCTGTGGCCAAGACCACCAACCGCTACTGGCATGCGCACATCTGGCATGCCACTGAGCATCACAAGTTCAAGAACCTGCCTGACGTGGGGCGCAACATCGAGGTGCGTCGGGTGCGCACATCCAAGAGCGCTGCTGTCAGGCGACACCAGTTGGGCAAGGGGCTGGTGCTGTTCGTGGCCTATGCCCTACCCCCTGAGTTGAGGGAGGTAGATGTGCTGGGGTGGGTCAACATGGATGCTGCATGGGAGGCAGGGGAGCCACCCTCCTGGGATGAGGAGAACAGTCGAGTAGTGTCACCTGAGCACCTAACACCATGGTGGGGGGACGGATAGTAGAGGACAGAGAGCGATGGTCGAAGACACAGTGGTCGATGACACACTCTCTCGCCTCTACCACCTAGCGCACACAGCACAGCGACAGGGTGCAGACAAGGTACATCATGCCACCCGTGACGCCGCTGAGACCATCATGCTGCTGCAGGCAGAGATCGATGACATGAGGGCTGAGTACAAGGAGAGGTACGACCTCACCACCACGTTGGTCAAGGCGCTGCACACCTACGTCAAGAACGTGGAGGACGACCCCCTACTAGGGCCACCAGTCAGGGAGTGGGTCAGGCTAGTGAGGTACGAGGGGTGAGGCCAGCCGAGAGGTACGCCATCTGCCTTGAGTGTGAGGAGTTCAGGCCATGGGCCAAGCAGTGCAAGGTATGCAAGTGCATCATGCCGATCAAGGTACGGATACCTTCAATGTCCTGTCCTTTGGGTAAGTGGTTACCCGTGGAGGACATGGATCTCTAGGCACCTACTCCCTACCCCCCACTGTGGGGGATGACGATGACCTCACCCTGTGCCATGCCCCACGCCTCGATGTGTGGGTGGGCTGCGACCACGTCGTCGTAGGCATGCTGCCTGTTGCCACTGCACCGACTAGCCACCACGCCCCACACCGTGTCGCCTCGCTGTGCTGTGTGCTCACCACCAACACACGAGTAGTTGTCCTCGATGGCCATGGCCACACCCACCAGCGCACCCATCCCACCTACGCATACGCATATGCATAGGCCCATGAGGCCGACCTTTCGCCATAGCCAACGGCATGCTCTATATATATGTGTGGGCGTGTGTGTATGAGGGGGTCGTTTGGGAGGGTGATGGCCAGCGACAAAGGCAGCACACCATCTGCGGTAGTAGGCGAAGCGAGACGTATGTGTATATGTGTGTGTATGAGTGGTGTT